CCAGGGGTTCGGGGATGGAAGATCCCCGTATTATTTCTGCACTATTTATTTTTCTGAAAATGGCATATTATAATGTGCTGATCAACACATTGCTTTTACCTCTTCTTTTCCCGTTAAATCAGGGCAAAATAAAATCATCACTCCACCTCCTCATATTCCGGACACTCCACACAATACTCATACCGGTCCATTCTTGCACACTGCTCTTTGCACACTTCGTTTTCTGGGCATTCTATGCAGCAATAATCGTGTCCGCATATACTTGTTAATTTGCATCTTCCCATCATGGTTATTCCTCACTCCAATCTATTTTCTGTCCGCAATTCGGGCAGTAGAAATGTTCATATCCTTTTTCGCAAATATATTCACTTTTGCACGTAGGGCATTTAAAGTTAATGTCACCAAGTATGTAGTCCATTATATTCGGCTTCTTCGCCGTATCTCGCTCTTTCAGTTCCTGCATCTGCTCCAGCAGCTTTGCGCAATTGTTATATTGGTTCAAAATATCGCACACAAACCGTCCCATCTTGCACTCTGCGCATTTATCTTCCAGTTGCTCTCCGCTTAGCTGGTTCGGATACTTACACAGGTTGTCGCAGATATGCTCCATCATTTCCGTTGTGATCCCGTCCATCCATGTTTCTTCTGTTTTTGGCATTAGTCATTCCTCCGCAATAAAGTCTTCCATTCTCATTTGCCCTGGTATGTTTTCGTCTTCCATCCACCAAAGAAATACCTCTTCCCCTGTCGTCCACTTACATTCTTTTCCTCTTCGTTCACGTTCTTTCAACATCCTGTCGAAAGCATTTATATACAATTGCTTATACTTTGGAAAATCTGCAAACTCTTTGTAACGCTTCTTGCCTGCCATCGGACATCCGATGCAACCAACACGATCATATCCGCACTGGTACAGCTCGCACGTCTCTATTTTCTCGGAATTTATATATCCCCAGATATCACTATGCGTCCAATCTATGATAGGATTTACAATCATTTTTTTCTGCTGCATACATAGCTCACTCATCCGTCTTCGTGCATCGTTATCCTCCATCAGCATTATCTTCGTAAATTTTTCTTTCTCTTTTTGGGTTTGTCCGAGCTTTTCAAACTCTTCCCTTTTCAATCTGGAAGTACTTTCGTCCCATCTTACTCCGGTTGCGATATACCGGTTTGCACATCCAGTTTCTTTCAGCGTAGAGCAACAGTATCTTACAATTCTTGTCGGCGGGATAAGCTTTTCTGGAATTAAGCTCCACATGCTAATCAATTTTCCTTTATAGCGTGGTTTTTCTATTTCGCACCTAATTCCATGCAGTTCCAGTTCTCGGAATACCTTCCGGATATGCCGAACTGTCTGTGGCGCATCTGCCGTTGTATGGCTGTTATGCACTTCAAACGGGATTCCGGATCGCTTAAAAATCTCTAACATCACATCACTATCTTTTCCTCCGCTGTATGTGCAAATAAGCGGTCTACCATAGTGATGCAGACTCATTTCACTTGCCATTTTAATTCTTTCGATTGCTTTTTTCTCTTTATCCATTTTCTCAGAAGCCCGGTATACCCTTGCCCCGGCCGGAGGCTGGCTCCTTTCTATTTTTCGCTTATTTTCTTCTTTTCCTCTCCGTGTTTTCCTCATCCATTAATCTTTTTTCCCTATCGCTTCGCCAACTCCCGAACCAGTTCATCATTCCCTTTTTTCGTAAGGCCTTCATTACATGTGCAATCCGGATATACACATCGGAAACAATCCGGATATTTACAGAGCGGCTTTGAAATTTTCGTTCGATTCATTTCCAGTTTTCTCTTGGTCTCCAGCAGATCCGGTACCTGGACCTGTCTTCTGCTGCCCGCTTCCGCAAACCAGATCAATCCCGATCTCTCCAGATATGCCCGAAAACAAATCTCATTTTTCTCAATCTGGAACATAACTTTCATGTACACCCACACCTC